ATGTTCAATATGTTTCTGTTATATTGTTTAGAACCAGCAGAACCAAAACTAGCGCTATCCATTGGTAGTATTGTCAACATTGCATCAGGACCAACAATACCGGCATATCCCGGCAAACTAGAAACATATGTCGTAGTTGCCCCACCTGCAGCGCCATAACTGATAAAATTACCAACGCCAAAATATCCACTTTGTTTAAATATAGCTCTTGTTCCAGCAACTATATTTGCTCCGGCTGCTTGAGCAGTAGTATCTGGATCGGTTGCAGAATAATAACCGTAAATTCTCAAATCTGTAGAACCAGATTCAGTTCCCAATTGCATTCTTGGTTCCAAAACAGTTTCTAGACCAGAACCAGGATTTCTATCTGCTAATCTGGAAAATAAAATTGAAGATTGTGCTCCAGGAGCACTAGCACTAGTTGCTAAATTTAATGTAGCATATTTTGATGTTATACTTACACTGCCACTTACATACAATCTTGCTAAATTTTCAGGTGCAAACGCTTCGCCATAAGTTCTATAAGCTGTACCTGTACCAACAAACAATTCACTACTTGCAGTAATTTCTGATGCAACGATTTTACTTGCACTAATATTTGAAGCAGTCAAGTTAGCAAGAATAGTATTTCCTAAAACCGTAAGTGTGCCATTGTCAACAATACTGTTTTGTACCCACAAATTGCTTGAACTAATATTTCCACTTGCACTGATGTTTGAAGCGGTAACATTTGTAGCAAATACATTTGATAATATACTATTACCTAATACAGTTAATGTACCTGTATCAAAAATTGCACTGGCACTAACAAATCCACTTGCACTAATATTTGAAGCGGTTACATTTGTAGCAAATACATTTGATAAAATACTGTTTCCAACCACAGTTAGTGTGCCAGCATCTTGTATTGCGCTTGCAGTTAAACCTGCGCTTGCACTAACTAAACCACTAAATGTTGCAGTTGTACCTGTTAAACCAGCTAATGTAGTTGCACCAACCACAGTTAGTGTACCTGCATCTTGTATAGCACTCGCAGTCAAACCAGCACTAGCACTAACCAATCCATTGAATGTTGATGTACCAACCACAGTTAGTGTGCCAGCATCAGTGATATTGGTTCTTACATATAAATTACTCGCACTAATATAACCACTCGCACTAATATTGCTTGCAGTAATACTATTTACATTCAAATCAGATGAACCAGTTAAAGTTCCATCAATCGTTGTTTGTAAAATAAGTCTTGAACCGCTAATAATTCTTTCAACAAATGGTGCTTGTGTACTTGTCGGATCAATTGACGCAGATGTTTGTGGAATTACTATATTTAATACATTCGAATTGGGGTATGGCATATAATTGTCTGTTTATCTAGTTATAAATATAAATATAAAATTAATTATATGAAAATTTCATATAATTAAACTGTCCAATCAGCAATTGATTGTCTTAACCATCGACCACCAGCATAAATGTAATGATAATCACCATCATATGCCATCCAACCAGGTTCACCATAATCAGTTGGTGTATTTGGTACTGGGTGCCATATAGTAACTTCTTGTGATCCAGAAACTGTTAAATTAATTGTTTGTTCAATTAACGCAGCATAACTCTTTCTTATAGTTGTAATTGCTTGACCCGCTGCCGTTGTAGATTCTTCAGTTGCAATAGTACCTTTTGGAAATCTCCATTCAGTATCATTATCAACAATTGGGTTAATACTATAATATGGATTTCCTTTGTTGCTATAAGTATTTTCCTTGACTTTCTTATTAGCTGCAGCCATTTGAGTACTACTAACAATTTCGGCTGTTAATTTTACTTGTTTTGGTGTTAATAATCTTTGAACTGTTTGTTTTCTATCTTCAAATGATTCGGGTAATAAATAAGCATTGGTAGATAAAGTAAATGTACTTCTTACCATTCTATCTTTTTCACCACTTGATTCAATAGTATTGGTGTAATTGTCTATTTTAACTCTAAAATTAAATCTTTGTTTATCACCCCAATAATCTCCTTCTGCAAAGTTAATCTTTTCTAATATTGCATTGTTTTGTTCAACATATTCAGTCCATACAATAAATTCATATTCTGCCTTGATATGATCAGGCATTGTTACTGCAAATATTTGATTTGTAGGAGCTACAGTCTTATTTAATAAACTAAATTTATCATATTTGTTCTTTTCATTAAATTTAGTCATTACTGGATAACTCAAATAACGATTAAATGTTTGATATCCTTCGTCTTTTGAAAATGATGTTCTTTTAACCATTATCAAAGGTATTTGTAATTTACCTTGTTGATCTCTTAATGCACCTTGAGATTTTGCTGCATACCATTTTTCAGGATTACCATATATAATTGGTACTTTTATGTTTTCACCTGCGTCAATTACAGTAGGATTTATAACATTTTGTAAATAGTTAATCAATGCAGTGTCAACATCCAATAAACTAACTGTAAAGTTTTTCTTTGGATCTTCATCTCTTCTAGTATCCAACGCAATGTTTCTTACATTAGAAACAATAGGATTGTTCTTTTCAACATTGTTATTTGTTGGTACTGGATTGTTTTTATTACCTTCCCACATAATTAATATTGACGGTTAACCAAGTTAATTTTACTTAATTTAGTATAATGACTGTTACAAATTATACTGTGTGATTTATTTGCTTGACCACCCAAAAATTGTTCTTGTACAACATTATCAACTTCATGATAACGATCATTAAATAAGATCAAATCACCAACTTCCGGATAAAAACTAGCATCTTTTAATGCCAATTCTCTAAATTTAAATACAACACTTTGATCTCTATCAGGTCCAAATCCTTCATCATCCGTAGTAATATCACCACGGTCAATTAAACTGCTCAATTCTACACCAGAATAAAAACTCTTACCTTCAGCAGCAACTGCTTCACCATAAATGTTTGTATTGGTTTCATTTGGTGCAATTTTAAATAAAACAACCAATGTTTCAATAATATCACGCATCAATTCTGCATTAAATTGATTTACCAAATTAATGTCTCGTTGACTATAATATCTTCCAAATAATGCCATATTTTATATAAATATCAAATACATTTAAAATGTTTTAATAATATGTCTGAAATAATAGTTGGATTATCATTTTCTTTAATTCTATAAAGTGTAATATTATGTTTTTTTGCAATTGAATTTTTTATTTGATCATTATAAAATGATTCTTTTTGAAAATCATACATACACTCTTCTAAAGTTGATTTATGCCAAAATTCACCATCAAATTCTAATAAAATATTATATTCTACCAAATAAGCATCAAACAATTTACCGTCCAATTCATATTGTTTATCATATTTTATATTATTATTAGATAAAAAATTGTATAATTTAGTTTCTAATGATGTTTCACCATTTGGATCGTATATTTTTTTAAAACCTTTTTTTGATGCATCTAATAATCGTTTCCTCCATTTTACTTCATCTTTTTCTTTTTCTGATTTCCACATATTTCCAACACGGATTTTATTTTCAGGATGTTCTTTCCAATACTTTTCTTTTGATACTGAAATTTTTTTATTTCTTTCTTCAGTATACATTTTTTCTTTTATGTTTGGGTGATCTATAAATTTTCTTTTTGCCAAGATAGACATTTTTTTCCTAGTTTCATCTGATACTCCTTTACTATGATGTTTCTTAATATTTTCTTTTACATCATCTCTTTGCATTGCTTTTTTTGTTAAAATTGAAACATTATGTTTTCTTTCATCTGTTAACAGTAATAAATCATAACATTTTCTACTACACATTTTTTTATAACCATATGTCGTATTTCTAAATCCTGTCTGTTTATTACAAAACCCACAAAATCCTTCAAATTCTTTTTTTATAAATTTATCATAATATTCTTTTGGGTTTAATTGATGTTTATTAAAAAGATGGGAGTTAAAAGTTCTTTTATTATTAAATGAAATGTTGCAAATAAGACATGGATTTATCATGAAATATAAATATAAAACCAAATACTAAAACTCCAATATAAATTAATAACGGAACAGTCTTCATGATAGATGTCATCTTTTCAGTTTCATCTGCCTTGGCTTCCATTTGAGCTTTACGACTGGTTGCTTCAAGATTTTCTCTCAATTGAGTTATTAATGTTTCTTTTTCGGATGATGCTTCACTTCTCAATTCAGATCCATCCAATGTTACTTCACCACCAGGAATTGGAATGGTACTATATTTTTGTCTAATTAAACCAAGATTTTCTTTACACAATGCCAAGAAATATTTCTTCACCCATTGTTTACCAACCGCATTTAATTTATTACCAACCGCATTTAATTTATAATACACAACATTTTGATATGGTACGTTACTATAATCACTCACCACATCATAATTGCTTCCACTACTAAATGTATTTGCACCACTAAATTTATCTTTTTCAACAACATATTCAATATAAATCTTGTGATCGTGTGTTGGAATAGGAAATATCTTTAATTTATTATTAACAATTTCAAAACTATATGCACTCTTACGAACCAAATCATTAAATTCAATTGCTTGTCCTCTCAATAAATCTTCAAATATTGGTGTCATCAAAAATTGTGTAGCAGGACTATATCCAGCAAATCCCATTTCATTCAATACATTGCTATAACTCATACCAGTCATACTGAATGGGTCATAAATACGTGCAAATGCAGGTGTTGGTCCATGAAATACTCTTCTAATTTCAACTCTACTTCCACTTTCAATATTGGTTCCAATTAGTGTCTGTAAATCATATGTTTGTTGACTTGCAGTTAATTGTACAGGTACTTTTTTAATATCAACATATCCACCAACACCAACTTCACTACCATATCCTTTTGTTAATTGAATTATATATGGCAAACCTGTTCCAGTAACATTCTTACCAGTAATATTTGGATTATCTGCCGTACTTAATCCTTGTAAATTCAACAAGTTGTTTCTTATATTAAATTGATTGACTTGAGCACCATATTCATTGACAGCTTCTTCAAATGCAGCATAAAAATTAAGATCGATTAATTCAATGTCAATGATTGGATATCCCATTCTTTTAGCCGCCCATTCGGCACTCTTTTCACAATCATATTCAAAATAACCAACACTACCACTTAAATATGATTCGTTTAAGTAAAATCCAAATGGTATGCTGCCTGTAGTTACAGCACTACCACTTCCTGGCCATCTTACTCTATCTTGATCTAAATTAGCACTCATTGTTTATAAATATTAAAATAATTAAGTTTAATTTGATTTATAATCCAAATCTTGATTTAATAGCATTATAATTTTGTTATATTTCAGTTGGTGTATCTATATTTGATGATGACTATTCCAGAACCACCCTTAAATCCTGCCAATGGAGATCCGCCACGTTGCGTTCCAGAACCACCACCGCCTGTATTTGCCGAGCCTGTTGAACTATTGTTGCCACCACCGCCAAGACCACCTGAACTAATTCCAGAATATTCTCCACCAGCACCGCCACCACCATAGTAGATTGGTGTTCCCAGAATACTGTTAACTACCCCATTTCCGCCATTTCTTCCGGACCCATTCGCACCTGCGCCGCCACCACCACCTCCATTGTAAATCGATCCACCCGATGCTCCAGAAAATCCTCCTACGGTAGATCCCCCACCATTACCACCATTACCACCACCGCCACCATTTGCTCCCGCCAGACCATTGGCATTTCCAGGTGCACCTCCTCCACCTCCGATGGCACTTGCATATGTAGAAAAATGACTAGGTTGTCCGTTTCCACCATAATTATCAATTGGACCACCAACTCCACCATCTCCAACAATAATAGAGTATATTCCCACCGAAACAATCGAACCAATATTATATACCACTTGTCCACCACCACCGCCACCTGTACCGCCGTTTGTTATACCACCTCCTCCGCCACCACCGCCAACAATCAGATATTCAATACTTGGAGTACTGCCAATACTGCTTACAGTAAAACTGCTCGTACCAACAGTTGTGAATTGATGTATCTTATAACTACCACTTGTAGTAATCAAATCGCCACCTGTTGCTACCATATATAATCCATCTAAACTTTTTATTGGCAGACCAAATCTAACTGCTGTTGCGTTGTAATTCTGTAATATTTCATTTTCATTCAATGCTCTGTTGTACACAAATGTTTGTGATATATTTCCATTTGTAGTTCCTACAAAAACATCATCTCTATAACCAATGACATATTTTTGACCGACTGTATTTAAAGTTACACTCCAAGTTCCTAATAATTTCGGTACACCATTTAAATAATAAAACCAATTTTGGCCTGAATTTCCAAATGTCATATGATTCCATGCATTTAAAGTTGGTAAATTAGAACCAGAAAAAATAATGTTATTAGCAACATTTACGCCATCTGTAAAAAGATATAATGTTCCTGCACTATTAAAAAACGACATTATGTAAACTTGATTGCCTGACATTCCCAATTGAACTAACGGACATGTATCAGTTCTCGGATATATCCACATTTGTATAGTTCTACTTGAACTTCCTGTAGGAATATTTGTAGTGGAAGAATTAATTATATAATCATTTGTACCATCTAATACAATGATACCACCATTTGCATTACTAAAAGTGGGACCATTGGTTAGTGTACCAGTATTACTATTTCCACTTAGATCATTCCAACTGGTTCCGGAACCAGGATAACTTTTATTATTAGCCGCATCTAGTGCAAGCACCAAACCATTTGTAACTATTTTTGGTGAATGTGATAATCCCATATACTATAATTATCTTCCAAATCTACTTTTAGTTGCGTTATAATTTTGTAAAACTTCAGCTGCGGTTAATACTCTATTATAAATTAGAAATTGGGGTATGTTACCGTTTATATAATTAATACTATCTCTTATATCTGCACCAATAGCAAAATCATTTGTGCTTATATTCGCATTAAATGCAGCTGTACCAGTACCAGATGAATAACCATCAATATAAAATGTACCGTTTGTAGAATTTTTTGTAAATCCTAAATATTGATAAACATTCGTTGATAATGTTCCTGATGAATTAATGAAATTAAACGCCATAGAACCAGCGTAATCCCAATATACTAATCTGGAATTATTATAATATAATTGAGCTTCAGTATCTGCGTCACCACTACTTCTTCCCAAATTAAATAATACACCACTTGAACTCACAGAAACAAATTTGCCCCATAATAATATGGTAAATGTTGATGAATTAAAACCACTAAGCGATGAACGATAAATATAGTCATTGGTACCATCAAAAACTATACTGCCTAAATTAGCAGCACTAAATGTAGGTCCATTTATTAGAGAACCATTATTACCATTTCCACTTAAATCCGACCAAGTAGTTCCACTACCAGGATAACTACGGATATTACTTGCGTCTAAAAATAAAGTCAATCCATTTTCAATAATATCTGGTCCACCTTTGCTTGCCATATACTATAATTATAAACCAAATCTATTTTTTGTTGCGTTATAATTTTGTTGTATTTCTTGTGTTGTAAGTGCCTTATTATATACAGAAACATGTGATATGTTTCCATTAAAACATTCACCTGGAGCATGTATTCCAATGTAAAAATTTGAAGACGGTTGAATATCCGCAGTAAAATTAATTGATTGTGAATATAAACTATTTAAATAAAAATCAATCGAATTACCATTTCTTACAAAATCTAATTTATACCATATTCCTAATGTAGGAGATAAAGTAAATTTACCCCAATTACCGCTCATAGAATATACTGTTATACCATTTGTTTCAAACCTAAATAATAAACAATTAAACCAAATACCATTTGTAAAAATAGTTCCTGCACTTGGAATTCCACTAAATTTTAACCAGCAAGAATATGTCCAGTTCGAAGTTCTGTGAACTAATAAACTATTTGATGCAATTGCATAATCATCGGCACCATCAAAAACTAAAGAACCACCATTTCCACCATTATACCCAACACCATTAACAAGACTTGCACTGTTATTATTTCCACTTAAGTCTGACCATGTAGTACCTGATCTTGGATAACTTTTAGTATTAGCCGTATCAAATGATAATAATAATCCGTCAGTAACTGTTTTTGGTGAATATTTTGTAGCCATAAACTATAATTTTGTTATTTTAACTTTTAAATAACCATTTCATACATTACCATAAATATCTTGAATTTTAATAAAAAACGCAATAAAAAACCCTCACATTTTACTGTGAGGGTTTATCGTTTAATTTATATCAATTAAGCTTAGATTTGATCTAGGTCAGATACATAAATCTTGCCGTAGAATTCTGGGCGAACTACTTTCTTAGCATAACGAGTCAATACTCCACGGCGTGGGGTGAAGTTAATTGGATCGTATACCAATGGAGTTTGGACTAGTGGGATGTATGGGGAATATACAGCACCAGTTTCTAGGAAGTTATTTCCACGGAAGCCCATCAAGATGGTGTTTTCTTGCATGTATGGGTTCTTGTAGACTTGGAAGCGACTTGCGAAGCTACCAACACGACTTACACCCATTGCGAACTTAGCAGAATCACCGTCAGTGTTTACAACATATCCTGGGATTGATTCCAAGATGGTTGCTACGTCTGGACCAACTACTAGGAAGTTTGCACCACCACGTAGAGTCAATTGATGAATCTTGTTAGAGACCTTTTGGATCTTGTTACCAAGAGTTTGGTACCAGGTGCTCTTTACGTAAGCGGTACGATTGGTTGAATCGTTGTTTACGGTAAAGGTTGGGAATCCTGCACTATCATTTGCACCCTTGATGATGTCTCTACCAACTACGGCGGACCATCCTTCGGTTGTCAATGCTGGAGCAGCATTAATCAACATGTCCATGATTTCAAGATCAATTTCCATTGATACATATTCACTCAAGAGAGCAGTCAATTCTGCTTCTGCATCAATGCTGTGGTAAGCATTCAAGTCTTGAGCTAGTTCTGGTGTCCAGACTGCCTTTAACTTACGAGTCTTAGCAACGATAGGTTCGCTCTTAAGTTCCAAGTTAACTTCTGGAATATTGATGTCGGTACCTTGATTAATACCAGAAGATGCTCCAGGAGCACCCTTGAATGGATTTGTATCTTCGAAGTCACCACGGGTACTATCAGTAGGTTGTACTGTGTAGGTTAACACTGCATTACCTGCTGCTGGTGCTTGTGAACCAGTAACAATGAATTGAATTCTGTAATATGGGGAAGCCAATGAACCAGTGTTATATACCTTGGTCAATTCGTTGATTTGCAATGTTGGATCGATTGATGAACCGCTCAAAGCAAAGCTTCTTACTGCGTTCAAATCAATATTTTGACTGTTGGCACCAACGTTTACGATAAGTTTTCTATATGAACCAGTGGCAACATATGTAGAATCCAAATCAACATCGCTGAAACTTACAGAACCAGTGATGAAACTGAATGATGCGGATTGATAATTTTCAGTATAAGCATAACGTCCTACACCGTATAGACCGTTTGCTGCGGTATCAGTTGAACCAAGTTTTACACCTGTTCCACCGAACAATGATTGACCATTGTAACCGTTTTGGCCAGGAAGACCACCACGGGTAGTACCATACTTGAAGTCTAGATAGAAGATTAGACCAGATGGTAGGTTCATTGGTTGTACTGAAACGAATTCCTTAGCGGAAATTTCAGCGAATACACGACGA